ATTATTGGAATAACAGAATCAATGGAGCGAACCTTTCTAACAAAAACTGCTAGATCTCAGGGACAATCGATCATCCATATAAGAGATCCATTTAGTTATGTTCCAACAACAGAACTAGCAACTATTGCGGATAGTTTTACTCGTAATGCTATTTTGTCATCCAATGAAGTTCGTGGTATTATAGGATATAAACCTAGTGAGCAAAAAGGTGCTGATGATTTGCAGAATAAAAATTTAAATCCTCCTACAAATCAACCTAGTAGTACTGAAGAAAGTACTCAAAATAAAAACGAAAGGACTTTAGATGAGCAAACCAGATAAATTTGACTTTAGTGGTTACGCGACCAAGGCAAATGTGAAATGCGCTGATGGCCGTATCATTTTGCCTGGTGCCTTTAAAGAAAATCATGGTACAAAAGTTCCATTAGTTTGGCAACACTTGCATAATGAACCTGATAATATTTTAGGTCATGCATATTTGGAAGATGTTGGTGATGGTACCTATACCTGGTGTGTATTTAATGACACTGAACCTGGTAAAAAAGCTAAACTATTAGTGAAACATGGTGATATTACATCCTTGTCAATTTATGCAAATAGTTTAGTTGAAAAAGCAAAAGTTGTATCGCATGGTATTATTCGAGAAGTAAGTCTTGTCTTATCGGGAGCAAATCCTGGTGCGACTATCGATTTTCTATCGATGTCCCATGGCGATGATACTTTCACTGATCTTGAAGATGAAGCATTTATTTTTAGTGGAGAAGATTTTAAACTTCCTGAAGATATTATTACTCATGAAGATGTGAAAGAAGAAGTAAAAGAAGAAGTAAAAGAAGAAGTAAAAGAAGAAGTAAAAGAAGAAAGTAAATCTGAAATTAAAGAGGAGAAAAAAGACGTGAAAGAAGAAGTTAAAACAGAAGTTATTGAACACGCTCTTAGTGAAGATCCAACTGTTGAGGAAGTATTTAATACTCTTAATGAACAACAGAAAACGGCAGTGTATGCCATTATTGGTCAATTAATGGAAGACGAGAATTTAACTCAATCTAGTGAACAAGGAGATGATGAAACAATGAAACACAATATTTTCGAAAGTGACAATTATAGTGGTACGGTTGCTCTTACTCATGATCAGTTTAGTGCAATTGTTGCAGATGCTCGCAAAATCGGTTCTTTTAAAGAATCATTGATTCAGCATGCAGTGGAATATGGTATTGAGAATATCGATTACTTGTTCCCCGATGCTCAGACTGTAACTCCTTCTCCGACCCTCTATGGTCGTGATATGGGTTGGGTTGCTGGTGTTATTAATGGCACTCGTCATTCGCCATTTTCTCGTATTAAGAGCAACACTGCTGATATTTCTGCAGATGATGCTCGTGCTTTGGGTTATGTTAAGGGAAGTCTGAAGAAAGAAGAAATTGTTTCTCTCTTGACCCGCACCACCACCCCAACCACGGTATATAAGAAACAAAAGCTGGATCGTGATGATATCATTGATATCGTCGATTTGGACGTTGTGGCTTGGTTGAAGGCCGAGATGCGTGTTATGCTGGATGAGGAACTTGCTCGTGCAGTACTAGTTGGTGATGGTCGTGATGTTGAGAGCGCTGATAAGATTAGCGAAACGAATATTCGTCCCATCTACAAAGATGCGGATCTGTATGTTCATCGTGTTCTTATTCCTGTTGACGCTGAAGTTGGCGAGATGGAAGATGCAATTATCCGTTCTCGTTCTTCCTATAAGGGTTCTGGTGCGCCCGTTATGTACACGACTTCCGATTTCTTGACTGATCTGCTTCTGCAGAAGGACACGACTGGTCGTCGTCTCTACAATACCGAGAGTGAATTGGCTGCAACACTTCGTGTTTCTGCTATTGTTGAAGTTCCTGTGATGGAGAATGTTTCCCGTGATGTGACTTCTCCCGCTCCCGCTACTTATGATCTGAAGTGCATTATCGTGAATCTGAAAGACTATACGATGGGCGCTGATAAGGGTGGCGCAGTATCGATGTTCGACGATTTCGACATCGATTATAACCAGCAGAAGTACCTACTCGAGACTCGTTGCTCTGGTGCTTTGACTCTGCCTAAGTCAGCCGTTGTTGTTGAAATGGTTGCTGAAGGTAGCTAATTCATAGGAGAATCAAAATGGCAAAGTTTCATGGAAAAGTAGGCTATGTTTACACAAAGGAAACTTCGCCAGGAGTATATACCGAAGTTGTTACGGAGCGTGACTGTGTTGGAGACATTCTCCGTAACAACAAACGGTGGGAAAAAAGTGAAAATCTGAATGATGATATCACTATAACTAATACATTTAGTATTCTAACTGATGAATATATTAATCAAAATATTAAAAATTTGAGATATATAGAATGGATGGGTGCTAAATGGAAAATTACTTCATTTGAAATACAAAGACCTCGAATTAATTTAACGGTTGGAGGTGTGTATAATGGGTAGTCGATTAGACTTACATACTTTATTTGAATCTATATTAGGTTCTACTAATGTATATTTTCAACCTCCAGAAAGTATTTCTTTGAATTATCCTTGTATTATTTATAATCGTGATTATATCAAAACAGAATATGCTAATAATTCCCCATATACACTTGGGAAACGCTATTTAGTGACTATTATTGATAAAAATCCTGATAGTGTTATTCCTGATAAAATTGCTGCTATGCCTAAATGTTCTTTTGAACGGCATTTTACAGCAGATAATTTAAATCATGATATATTTAATCTTTACTTTTAGAAAAGGACAAAAAAATGGCTCAGTTACTTACTTGGGATGCTATGGGCGAACGTTTGTACGAAGTAGGTGTTGATCATGGTGTCTTGTATACCATTACTAACAACGCCTATGCTGCTGGTTATGCTTGGAATGGTTTGATCAGTGTTACTGAATCTCCGTCTGGTGCAGAAGCCACTCCTCTTTATGCCGATAATATTAAGTATCTAAATCTTATTTCTGCAGAAGAATTTGCTGCTACTCTCGAAGCATATACCTATCCAGATGAATTTGCTGTCTTGGATGGTTCCATTGAGGCTAAAACGGGCGTTATGCTTAGTCAGCAACCTCGTGGTGTATTTGGTCTATGCTATCGTACTAAGGTAGGAAATGATTCTACTGGACAGGATTATGGTTATAAATTGCATTTGGTTTATGGCTTGCAGGCTGCCCCATCAGAACGTGCATATAGCACCATTAATGATAGCCCAGAAGCTATTGCATTTAGTTGGGAACTTAAGAGTACACCAGTTGTTGTGGAAGGTTATTCGCCAGTTTCTTTGATTACCATCGATTCTACAAAGGTTGATCCAGATGATTTGGAAGCCTTTGAAGCAATTCTATATGGTACTGCTGCGGTTGTTCCTCCTGGTACTCCAGCTCCTGCTGTACCTGGTCGTCTTCCTCTTCCTGATGAAGTTATTACTCTTTTGACTCCCCAGTCATAATTAATATATTTTAGTTTAGAATAAGGAGCCTCTAGATTAGGGGCTCCTTACAAATTCTTGAAGGAGATTTTTAAATGTTAGTTAAAACAATCAAATACACAGATTATAATGGTGTTGAACGCGAAGAAAATTTTCGCTTTAATTTATCTAAAGCCGAACTTGCTGAAATGGAATTATCCACAGAAGGCGGGTTTGTTGAATATGCACAGAAGATCATCGCGGCAAAAGATAGTGCAAAGTTAATCGAACTATTTAAAGGTATGATTCTTAAAGCATATGGTGAAAAGTCTGATGATGGTAAGCGTTTTGTAAAGAGTCCAGAACTTAGTAAAGCTTTTTCTGAGACTGAAGCTTATGTAATTTTATTTATGGAACTATCAACTAATGAACAAGCAGCAATTTCCTTCTTTAATGGAATAGTTCCACAGAATCTGTAAACTAATAATGAACAAGGAGATTAGAAATGTTGGATATCACTATTCCTGCAAAGGAATTATTTGATCAATCAACTAATACTTTTAGTATGTCAAAATCATACCATTTGCAATTAGAGCATTCTCTAATCTCCCTGTCAAAATGGGAGTCAAAATGGCTTAAACCCTTTCTTCAAACAAAAGTTGAAAAAACGATTCCCGAAACAATAGACTATATTCGTTGTATGACATTAACTCAGAATGTTGATCCTGAGGCATACACATTAATAACTAGTGAAATTATTGAGCAAGTTAGTACCTATATTAAAGAGCCAATGACTGCTACAACTTTCTCAAAAAATAATAATACTGTTAATCGTGAAATAATAACTGCTGAGATTATTTATTATTGGATGATTACTTTTAATGTTCCATTTGAATGTCAGAAATGGCATTTAAATAAATTACTAAC